CTTGTGTAGATGGAGTTCCAATAGTTGTCTCCGTACCAAAAAATACTAAGTGTCTATCTGGTGTAGATACCAGCACATGTCGAGATGCTGTTGGAGCATTAGGTATTATTGTAGCTCTAGTAGATGTTGCTGCTGGTGCGGCAGCATCCCATTCAAAACATGAACCATTAAATATTAACGCTATTAATTTTGTTCCAAAATTATCTAATACCCAGAGTCCAGGATCTATTGTGAAATCTTGTGCAGAGGCATTACCCCATCCAACAAAGTCTGTTATATTTGTAACTGTCGCTCCTGCTGAGTGAGTTGAGGCTGAAGTTCCATTAATATTTCTAGAACCCCCACTTAACGTATTTGTTGTAGTATTGTTATTGGTATAACTAATATCTTCAGTTCCAATTCTAATTGACCCTGTTGCTGGAAAAGCTGCAGAATTGGTTAAAACAATCGTGGTGTCAGACGTGTTGGTTATGTTAGCTGCTAAAGTTGTGGTAGCAGCTCCAATCGCTGTACCAGACCAAAGACCTGTACCCCAACCGAAACCTCCAAGTTGTTGTGCCGGGCCCACTGTAAAATATATCTGACAATCTGCAGATCCTGCTGCTGTTAATGGTGTCCCTGATTCCTGAGTCGCCATCGTAATATTAAAGGATGACGTGGTTGGAACTGATGTTACCATAAATTTTTCATCTTCAAATGTTGCGTTTGAAAAAGTTGATCCAGACAACCCAGTAACATTATCAAACAATACGATATCATTATCACTTAATCCATGTGTGCTAGGACAGTTGACTGTAACTGTTGTAGATGATGCGGTGCTAGTAAAAGTGCATCCTGATATTGTCGTTCTTATAGGGTGTATATCATAAAAAATACCCTCGGAATAAGCGTATAAAATTCTGTTAGTTCCTATTGCAGCGTATTTAATACCTGCGTTATCGTCCCAATGATGAATGGCTCTTCCAGCCCCTGTAAGCTTATCATCACCTAATTGAGTCCAGCCCCCTATTTTTTCAGGAGTGCCATATCTAAATCTAACATTGTCACCATCAAACCATTGCCCCTCGGCCCCGGTTTCTGTAACTTGTTTGTTAAATCCTGGTAAAAACCCTAGTTTCTGTAGCATATATAAAACCTATTTTTTATAGGTTATATCAGATTTATTAGGATTTCAACTTACTTCTTTAGAAACAAAGCTACGGTAAAACGCCATGCAGGAGCATTTATTGACTGTGGTTTTAAAGTATGTGGCTCTTCATCAAACATAATAATTCGGCCAGGCACGTATGGAGAAGTATATTGTATTTCTTTCATGTCCTGCTTATAAAAAATAGTCTCGCCACCCCAGTTTAATTGCCAATCAAGATTAACATAATATAGAACCGATATAGTTCCTTTTAAATGTGAATGTATAAAATGAAGATCATTTGGTTTTACGGCGTTTACACTACAATGACTAAAATCTTGTAGAGTATAGTTACTATAGTTTTTTGATTGTTTTAAAACCTGGTCTATGTAAGATGATAATTTACATCTCTTAAAATCTTCTATTGACCAACGAGAGTGTAGGGCATGTTGATTAGCGAGCTCTAAATCGTCCCTGTCACTCCAACCAGTAATATTAAAATTAGAGTTAATAACCATGCTGTAAATATTATTGCGATCAGCAAAAGGCACTATATTATCAAATACTTCAATCATTAAATATTACTTTCATTTTTTTAATAGATAGTATATATTATTTTCTCTAAAGAATACAATGACTAATTTTGAAAGACAAAGAGAAGAACTAGAGAGATGGGGAATAGGTTGCTTTGATGACGTCCCTAAAAGCGTAACAGATTATTTAAGAAACAATATCAGTAAAGAGATACCTAAACAAAAAAGTTTAGCAGGTCATTTAAAAGATGAATACGGCTATAAAAATTGGCCTAAAGAAGTAGAAGAATATTTAATGCAGTGTGTATCTAAAAAACATTTCTTGTTGGAATATGCCAAAACCATAAAAGCCCTAGACGTAGATGTGCCTTTTTATCTTGGGGACTTATGGGTAAATTTACAAAGAAAGCATGAGTTTAATCCTATCCACACACACTCAGGTGTATGGTCTTTTATCATCCCTCTTCAAGTCCCGTATAAATTAGAAGACGAAGATAAAGTATTTCCTAGTCAAGGCAATAGAAAATCTTGCACATCAAAACTGTGTTTTGTAGTTAATAATAATCTTGGACAAATTAATTCTATCGAAGTTGATATGGATCAAAGCTATATTGACAAGCTTTTAATTTTTCCTGCTAAATTAAACCATTTAGTTTATCCATTCTTTACAAGTGATGGGATTAGAATTACTGTATCGGGTAATATTTCTTTAAGGGCTTCTGAACCTATAACAAAAGACTCAGAGGTTAAAGAGATTAAAACCTAAATTCTCATCTAATTTTTTCCAAAAATAAGGAATAAAAGGAAAATGAATTAAATTATATTCAGTGCTATTTAAATCTGATTTAATTACCTTAACTGTTTCGTTCCAAATAACATTATTTTTTAATCCGTTGTTGGTAATTTCTTTTGCATAATCCCAAAATTTAGACTGATATATGGACCCGCCATGATACACATAACATATGAAATTTTCATACGCTTTAGTTATTATGTTTAATTCATTATTAACTTCAAACTGTGACTTGTGACCATAGATGTAATCAAAAAAAGATCTATTAATATTATCATAAACAACACCTGATAAAGCTTCTATGGGTTCATAAAATATAGCTCGGTTACCATTCTTAATAACTCTTCCTTGTAAAAAATTTTTAGCTCTATAAGGTCTAAAATTAAATTCATTTAATTCTTCCTTATTTATTTTTTTATCTAATATTTTTTCTAAATCTAAAACTGCTTCCTCATCTGATGTTATGTCTTTATTAAAAAGATAACCCCAACCTTGTCTTGTAGATAGAGGAATACCAAACATCCAGCCGTTTTGATGAGCTAGGTGGTATGTAAAATTCCAATCACCTGGTTTGTTTATAGGGTGAACTAAAGCCTTGTTTAAAGGCAACACATCACACAAGTGATAGTCTTCGTAAGATTCTGGCCATCCTCGACAATCAATTACATAATCAAATTCATGATTATTTATATTAACGCTGTTAGTTTTCTCAATTAAATTAACAACATTTTCCTCTACAATATTAAATCTATCTCCATATATTTTTTTACACTCATCAAAAACAAACGACTGTAGTTTAAAATTATTAAAATGAAGTGCGTATTGATTAGGAATTATTTGACTATGAAAAGATTTATCTCGCCAGTTCTTATAGTAAACAGAATATTTTAATGTGCAGTCTAATTTATCTCCATGCAAACTAGGATTAAATTTTATAGACTCCCACAATAATTGTGGTAGTTGAATATTACTACTCTCACCAATACCTAATATTTTTTTGTTTGGATCGTAAACACAAGTTACTTCTGCGTCTGTGTATCTTAGAAAATGGCACACAGACATGACTCCAACAGTGCCACTACCCACCACAGCTATCTTCATATATTTCTTGTTCTTGATGGTAGACCTAAATGAACCCGTCCGTCGTATATATTTTTATTACCTTGAGTAGCTACATTATTATAGTGTAAAAAAACTTGTCCACAATTTTCTCCTTCAAACGCATCCCGCCAATGTTCAAAAATACACCCAGAGTAAATTAACATGTCTCCGGGATTTAAATCTATTTGAACTCCTTTGTTATCGCTTGAAGATGTAATGTCTTTGTTATCTGGAACACCAACATTTTTATTAGGTTCTAAAAAAATAGGCCAGTTATCTCCACCTAAATTTAATGTTGTGGATATCTCACAACTAGGTCTATCTTTGTGTCTTTTTAAAACGTCTCCTTTTTTATATATTCGTGCATAAGCATAGGTTGGAACTAATTCTAATCCTGTTTCTTTTTGCATCAAAGGTAATAATTTTTCTAATAAAGTCTCCATGGCAACATCTCCGTAATGAGAGTATGTCTGAGGAATTTGTTCATCGTTCCAATGACCCCACTCTTCTACAAAAGGTGATATATATTTTTGTGCAAATAAAGTTGTTGCTACTCTTCTTTTTAATAAAAAATAACTATAAACAAAATCAGCTAGTTCTTTTGATATTGCAGATTTAATTACACTATATTTTTTTTCTTTAAACATTATACAAAAGGTTGTCCTAGGTGCCACATTACTAAAGAATTTCTTGTTCCTCTAGTGATCGGTTTGACACGGTGCCATAAAAAAGATGGAAATACTACTACGCTTCCTTTTTTCATAATTTCTGGACATGGATATATAATAGTTGGATCATCGTTGTTTCTAAACTGAAACTCTAACTCACCACCATCATATTCAGATGGATCAGTCAAAGAACATATAGTGCTTAGCTTTCTAATTTTGCCTACGTGGTTAGGGTTTTTGTGAGATGCATAAGGTTTGTCCCACGAATCACAGTGCCAATCATAATGTTGATTTAACCTATAATTAGTATATTGAGCACACTCACTAAAACTCCACTCAAAGTTCCAGTTTGCATTTCTATTTGCTTGATGAACAAAAGGATGTATCTCCTCGTAAATCCATTTTTCAGATAACCATGTTATGTCTGAATTTCTTTTTTTATGTAAAGTTTTAAGACCCTCATCATCTAAAGGTTTATCTTGATTAGGGGTTCCACCAACAATAGCATGCTCCTCTCTGTTTTCTTGAGATGCAAATTTTTTAAGATGTTCTATAAAACTATTAGAAAGAACGCCTTCCCAGTACCAATACTTTATATCTAAAACCATAACTGTATATTAGACTATACAATTAGTAAGGACTTAAATCAAGGATAGACTTATGAAGGGAGAGTATTTCCTGTAGCTGACCAACTATCGCTAGATGGGTCATAAGCAAATTCATTTTCATTATCATCATAACCTAACCATCTTTGGTTATCTTCATCCCATTTGCTCATGTATGGTTTACCATCTCCGTATGTAGTGGTAGTAGGTATACCTATAGGTGATTGCCAATCGTTATTCTCATCTAATACCCACGATGGAAAAGGTTTATGTGAAATAAATATATCTTTAGCTGGATCATAGTGACCACCAACATCAGCGTATTGTTTTCTAAAATTATGATTATAAGAAGTCTGTTTCCAATAAGTATCTGGCCAATTACCATTTTCATCTCTATGAAAAGGACCAATCATTTCGCATTCAGATGTAAGTTCTGCAGCTTTATTTTCTGCTCCGGTAGATAGATCTCCTCCAGCAGCATCAACAACTGCGTTGTCTATTACAACAACTCTCATGACTTCATTATTATCTGTTCTAATTTCTGCAAAGTGTGCCATAAAAAATTATCTCCTATGTAGGCCAAGTGCCCTCATTTTCGTATTTAAGTACGTCTTGCATACTCCAAACACCAGAGGCTGAAACTAATGTTACTGCATTTCTTTTAACTTTAACGACTCCCGATCCGCCGCCTCCGCCAGCTCC